GCAAACCGAACATCTCATTCAGGTCGTCAGACATGCACGTGTTTCCTTGTCCAAGGAATGACGCATAAATGAAAGGCCACACACCGCATGGCATGTGGCCTCTCACTACCAGTCAGCGGGTGTTCCGTTTACGCTGCCTGATCCTTCGCATGGCGCGGTGCCTGGACACGTGCAACTGGCACGATGACGCGGAGATACAGAGCGTTCGGCACCTGTCCGTCCTCCATCATCTCCATCACCTTCTCGGCACTGCGCTCCACGGCCACGATCTTCAGCCGCTTCTTGTCGAACGACACTGGCTCGCCGTTCTCATCGAGCACCTGCACCACAACGAATGCAGGCTTGGCCACACTTGGCGACCGCGTGCGCCGCTTCTTCGGCATCGTGGTCACGTTTTCCGACATAAGCTTTCTCCCTCATTGACGATCCACGCACTATATCACGGCGCGAGGATACGTGCAATCTGCAATCGCTGCTCGTCGTTCCATTCGTTGTGGACAACATCGACCGTCATGGTCCGGCCGATCAACTCATTCAGGTCAACCCGCCGCGACAACGGCGCGCCGACACGCTCAAGGAAGCGACGCATCTGGAAACGATTGCGCGGGCTGTCATCTAACTGGATGAAGTTGTATTGCAACTCCACCCCTTCCGGATCGCCGTCCGTGTAGTCAGCCGGATAGCTCTCGGCATTGATCCGCGCAGTCACGTTCAGATACTTGTGGCCGTTGGTCTTGCTGACCTTCTCCATCGCGCCGATGATCTCGGCAGGGTAAGGACCGGGCGGCAACAGCGGGGGCTGTTCCGCATTCGTGAGGTCCTGCGAATACTCGATGATGGACATTCTACTTGCACTCCCTCTGTGCATGAACTACATGAGGCACGTAGTCATCCAGCCGTTTCAACTCGACCCGCTATGGAAACGTGGCGGGTCATTTCTTCACACCTCCCTTCGTTGTGGTAGCTCTGGCCACGGATGGCAACGCCAGCTTCTTGCCACCGTTCTCCTGCCACGCATGCCACCAGTCGGCTATGCCTTCACCGAGCATGGTGTCTGCATTGAAGTGCCAGACGAACCTCGTTGCACTACTTGTGTCGAACATGCGTGTCTTCATCGGCTTCGTGCGTGTATGTGGACGCACACTAATCCAGCGTGATCTGCCGTCTGCATCTGCAAGATGCCACACTTCATTGATCCGCAGACCGATTTGGTTCGCCAAGTTCTCAGACAGAACCATTGTGATCGACTCTACGTTGCCATCGTCGTTTAGCATAGGCGATCCTTCGTGTGTAACGAAGATGACATTGCGTCCTAGTCTTGCAGTGATTGCCAACAGGTTGGTTGCAGCACGCAACACAAGCGAGTTGCGATACGAATACCCTTGCATGCCTGGCTGTTCCATACTGATCTTATTGCCACCTGCCATTCGCACTGCCTCCTGTAGTGCCATGTATGCATAGGTGGTCATGCTATCAAACACCACTGTCTTGATGTCTGGCCTATCAGTCAAGAACCGTGTGAGATTATACGGGTCAGCCTTCTTGAACTCTTGCACTACAGTCAATGGGTTCAACTTGTAGAGCTTGAGCACATCCCTCACGTCTTCACGATCGACTAACGATACCTCACCATCGTTGTCAAAGCCGAGCCACAACTTGTTGCCCGGTGCAGTTGAAGCCAGTGTCGTTTTGCCGCTGCCTGCTGATCCCCATATGAGACTGACGAAGCGCATGTCGGCTGCATGTGGTGCTTCGACAGGCACACCTTGCAGCGTGACATCATTCACCTTCTTCTTCCTCCTCTCCCTCGTCTTCTTCCTCAGCCTGCATCTCCAACATGCGTTCGCTCAGTCCATTGATGAGTTGCAGTATCTGCATCATGGTTGCCTTCACATCCAGATCAATGATCTCACTGGCCGATGACACTGCACTGTTGTATGACTTCAAGAACGTGATCTCATCCATCGTCACTCTCCACATTGTTTGTATATGTAAGTTCATGTGTCTCCTACTCCGTCCAAGATCTCCTTTCCTGCAAGTGGCGACCACTCGTCGTGCACCATCTCCTGCAAGATCTGTCGCTGCTCGTCATCATCCGCATAGCAGAATGGAATGAGTGAACATGGCCGGAAGTAGCGGTTGCAGGAGTGCGTATACTTCGGTGCACCTATCGGATCATTCTCGTATGCACGTGTCAGGCTGATGGTATGCACGAGCCACTGGACCCACCGATCGATGTGGTAGGGATGACGCGACATCGGCTCACGAATGAAGCCACCGAAATCATACGTCCGTGGCAGTGGGATTGCAAGCCCTAACACATCGCAGTTGTTTACTGGATGTTGTGCGAACACGCTGGCTGCAACACAATATCCGGTATACTGGTGGTTGGTCTGCTGGGCCATCGTCCACGCATCCCCCAGGCGCGATGCCGTCTTGTTGTCGTGGATCGTCAGTCGTCGAAGTGCGTCCCAGTGGATACCATCAATACGCCCAGTAAGGCGGAACTGAAGCTGACGATCTCCAGAGATACTAACCACCAAGTCGAAAGGAATTTCAATTCCCACATCAGCGGTGGGATCAGCCACGTCGCGCATCCAAACAGGATGATCCCAACGCCAGCGGTTGATATACGCATATGCACATTCCTCCATGTTGGAAAGTGTGCGGCGCTTGTCTCGCGGATCGTCGTAGAAGCCACTCGTATCTAGCACAGCGACGGCACCGCGCTTACACATGTCGGCTACGTCTTCTGAGTCTTTGATCTGGTCGTGTATCTGTTCCAATCGCTCTGCACCGAACAGCCGTGCACCATGATGACGCCACAAGCCGTTCACGAACTCAGCAGGCTTGTCTTCGTCATCCATCTGGTTCATGATCGAGACCAGCCTGACGAATGCAAACACCTGATGCATTGCAGTGCCTGCTTCGAGCGCCATCGCACGCCCCTCGCCAGGCATCTTCCTGTGCATCTGGTATCGCACAATCCCATACGTCGGACATGTGTTGACTGCCGATAACTTGGTGTGATCGTAGGTTTCTAGATGAGCATCAGCCTGAGTTGCCATGCGGAACTCAGCATGAAGACTCGTCATGTTGCTTCCCCTCGCGCTTGATCTTCTCAATCTCCTTCACCAAGCTGTCACCAACAGTGGTGAACCTATCCATGTTGTCTATACACCTGCTGGTAAGATCAGTGAGTTCCTTCATGTGTTGTCGCATGCCTGCAAACTCATCGAGCAATAGCTCAAGTGTATGCACCACTCCCTTTTCAAAACCATATGTTTTGATGTTCTCACGCAGGTCACGCGCCTTTATGCTAAGCGGCATCGCGATCATCCTCCATCCCGACTTCCAACTGAGCAGCCATAGCCAGCAGCCTGGACTTGTGAACGATCTTCTCTGTCTTCGCTATCTGTTCATCAAGCCGTGTCAATGCACGCTTGGCAACCTTCACACTTGTCTCAAGCTTGAGGAATGCAGTGAGACGCACGCTGTCAGAACGCACCTTGGCTGCTGCTTCCAGCTTCTGCACAGCAACGAGGCGACGCGCACGTATGCGTTCAAGCCACGCATCCAGTTCATCGATGGTGAGTTGTGAGATGGTGGCTCGGTGCGTGGGTGTATCATACACCTCTGGCGCACTCATGGCGCTTCCTCCTGTTTGATCTGTCGTTTGTTCAACGCATGTATCTTGCGTCGCGCATCGCTTGCTGCCTTATCCATTGTGGCTGCACTACCAATGTATCGATACGTCACAACGTAATCAACGATCCATACCCATTGCTGGCCGATGGGCGCATTCCTATCGTATGTGCATGTGTAACGTTGCCCTCCATGTTCATAGGTTACTGTCTTGGTGGCCTGTCCTTTACCTGCTGTTGCCAATTTGATGATCTCCGCCACGGTGTTCCTCCATAAATGAGACAACCCCCGCAGCATAACGCATACGGGGGTCATCGCACAAGAGGTGGTTATTTGCCAGTTGGATCGCTGGCAACCAGTGACACCTTGAATTCGTGTGCTGGTCTTGTCTTAGAAGATGCACTGGCATATGCATCTGCAACCACCTTCGCATCCACCCCCTTTGTAATCAGATACTCACTCATCTTGTCTGCGTTTACACGTGTTGTTGGTGACTTAACCTCCAACCAGACAATGACATGTTCACCACTGAAGATTGGCTCACGTGTCCCAGCTTCACGTGGGAACTTCTCATGATCGAAGAGAACACCAGCAGCAATAGCTGCCTTCTTAGCTGTGGTCAACCGAGCACGCGCACGTGCTGCGAGATGATCGGCAACGTAATACTCCCACGCAATCGGTGACTTGTTATCACGCACCTTCGGCTTCGGCATCTTGGTAAGAACATCGAAACCTATCGCATCGAATGCCACATTGATGGCATCGACTAAACGATTACGCACTGTGGTTGTAAGCGACATATGTAATCTCCTATGTGAGACGATAGAGACATGCTCTAGATCATCGTGGGGCACAACTCCCTTTCCTCATTGTGCACAAGTATCATACACTATTTTGAAGCTTATGTCAAATCCCTGAACACACGATTGCTCGTGTGCCCAGGAGACGTGAAGTCTAGCTAGACTTACGACGAAGCATTGTCAGTCCAAGCAAGCCAATGCCGAGGATGGCGATGCCCGCAGGCTCAGGCACGGCAGATGCTGATGCACTGATATCACCAGAGTATGCAGCAGTGAACGAGCCGATAGAGCCACCCACGATAGCAAGCGGATTGCTCAACGACACGAATGCCAAGTTGAACGAGTTGGGTGGAACCAACTCATTCGCAGGGATGACATTCGAAGCCAACGTCAACGACTCAGGAGGATTGTTGACGTTCACAGTCAAGCCAGGACCACCAAGTGCACCGAAAGCTGCATCAGTGAACACACCACTGAGGAAGTTCCCTGTGCAACCAGCCGCTGCACTGATGCAGAAGCTGCCGCTGTAGTGCTGGATGACGTTACCAGCAACGCTGATTGCAGCGTCAATCGATGTCGCAGTCAGAGTCATCACTGCACCTGGGATCGCTCCCAGAATACCACCACCAAGCGTCGTGAGTGCATTAGTATAGCTGATGGTTGTGACGCCAGCACTGTCAGTAGCTGTGACGGTGTTAGCACTCGACTCCTGAGCGAATGCCGTAAGCAGTGTGGCATTCGCAGCAGCAGGCAAGGCAATAGCCAAGGCTGTAGTCAACAAGAGCTTACGCATGTTGTATCCTTGTGGTTATATGTGAATACACATCACGGATTGCCAGCCGTTCATTTCTCCTTATGCAGTTTCCAATTCTTTCCATGCGTCAGAGTGCACCCAACGCGACACATTGAGTTCACGTCCAAGCATGGTAGTCGCAACGGTGTCCTGCTCTTCGACTGTGCGACGCAGACCAAAGGCACCGTCATTGTGTGATGCGTAATACGTGAGTGTCGAATACAACGCCCACATGTTGTTGCCACGCATGTCCACTTCGCGTGTGAACTGATCGTTCAAGCTCTCTTTCATCTTCGCACTCAATGCGATCTGCTCGAACAGTTTCATCGCCTGCTCAAAGCGAATGGGCTTTGCTGCCCACGCATTCCACTGCTCACTGCCATTCGCGAACTCCTGCAATGCAGACTTCACAGTTGAGTTGAGATGGCCAACGACCAGACCGCTCGTGTGCTTCCTGTAAGTGCTCGTATACTCACCACGGATCATTCCATTCGTGCAGTAGAAGTCGATGGCACCTGCATGGATGCGCAATGCACTGCCACCGTAGCCATTCTGGACGATGATCCGAAAGCCGATGTCACCTCTTGTATGCTGAACGCGACACTTGATCGCAGGGAACACATACTGACGCAGA